CCATCGTTGCGCTAGTTCTCTAGTGTCAAGAAATTTGCTGGTTTTGTCTTCCATATTTTCCATTATTACTCCCTTCTGTACTCTTTCATTGCCAATAATACATTTTTTAACTAGAATATCAACCACAAGTGATGAAAAAGTTTATAAAAGATAACAAAGCCACCAGTCGTCAGGTTGGAGGCGATCACTATAAGAGTCTGGAAATCACTCCTACTCAATATATCTATGCCAATAAACTATCTTGGAATCTTGGTAACTGTGTTAAATACATAACCAGAAACAAAGAAGACAAGGTAGAAGACTTATTAAAAGCCAAACATTACATAGATTTAGAGTTGGAAATGGTCTACGGATGTAATCCCGAAGGTATACGGGAGGAAAATAAATGAGCCAATATATAGATAAAGTAAAGATAAATGGCAAGACTACGAGTCTTAAAGACAATCCTTGCATATCAGTATGTAGCTTGACGTATGGAGCTGGAAACAAATGTATTTGTGGTCGCAGTTTAAGTCAGGTTTCTAACTGGAATGGTTATGATGATGTCACTAAGAAGATAATCGTAATGAACGCTATAGAAGATAAGGAGTCTTTTCCAAGACAGAAACTTACCTTCTTAGCGGATGAATACGACATCACAGTAGATTCTGCTAAACAAATCTTTGTTATAGACAGAAAGGAAACATAACATTATTCACCGTCAATAATGTTCTGTATGTGTTCTCCTACAAGGTTTGCGTTGGCTATCGCCTTGTCCTGATGAATGTGTGCGTATCTCTGGGTGGTTGCCTGATCTCGGTGGCCTAACAAGTTACCTACCTCTGATAGATTAATCTTTTGCAAAGACCAGGATGCGTAACTGTGTCTGATGTCATGCAATCTTATGTCTTCTAAACCAACCGCTTGCTTGATTGTTTCCCATGTTCTTCTCGGTGCTTTTATACCAAGGATGTATTCAGAGGAACGATCTTGCTCGTTGATTATGTCTAGTGCCATAGGGGTTAGATGGATAATACGATCCTCTCCGTACCTGTCTGTCTTATGATCCTTAATAACAAGTGTGTTACCTACTAGATCAGTCCACTTAGCTTTGGCTATCTCTCCCTTCCTTGCACCTGTCAGGATTAGCAACCAGATAAAGGCAACTGATTTCTGATAGATTTGGTCATCTTTCCTTTTCTTTAGTTCCTCCACAACTGCCAGCAGCTCTTCATTCGTCAAGTATCGCTTGCGCTTGTTCTCCCTGTTCTTAGATATATTAGTGCTTGGGTTTATAACTACGAGTGATAATGTAATGGCTAGGTTATAAATAGCCTTTATAATAGATAAACACTTGTTAGCTAGAGAAGGTGCTCTGTCGCTAATATCAAAGTGTAACTGTGCTATATCCCCTCGTATTATTTCATCTATGTTCTTGTCGCCAAGAACAGGACTGATATTGGTTTGGTAGACTTGCTCTATCTTAGCAACAGTCTTGACCTGTCTTCTTTTAAGGTCTTTGACATAGACCATAAACATTTCGTCTAAAGTTTTCATAACATCTCCCTAATGTGTTATCAGGTAGTATAGTGAAGTTTATCCAGTATGTCTAATATGTTGTCTATGGGTTTGTTGTTCTTCATCTTCTCATCTTTGACAGTAAAGCTTTCAGTCTTTTTAGGCTCATAGAAAACCACGTTCATGTGTTGTAAGGAGACAAAGGCAAAGATGTCTATTGAACCATTCTCGTAACTGCGGTTCTTAGTGTGCGATCCTCTACGCATATCAAACCGCCAGTTCGTTCTGTGTTTCTCTATCTTGGTCTTGGTTTTAACTTGGACTTTGTAGAGTGTATTGTTGTATTCAAACAGTAAATCAGCCTCGGCTGAATGAGGAACCATAAGAACTGTATCGGAAATTTGAGAGAGAAGTGATGCTACGAAATACTCGCCAGAACGACCAACCCGTTCTGTGGTTCTTGACATGGTTTATTCTTTTATTCTCTCAACTATCTTTCTAATGTTTTTAGACAATCTGCTGTATTTAATTTTTGCAAATCTAGCTGGGTCTTCTGCTTTTGCAAAATCTTTAGTTTCTTCTCTTATTTCTTTAAAAGCTTCTCTTATGACTAATTCTTTAGTTGGATTATTCAAACTTTGGTATTTTGGAGAAACTACAATTCTTGATACGATATTTTCTGCAACTGGCCCCATGTATTTAGCTAATAATTGATCTGCTATACGATCACCAGTATAAGGAAGAATATCTCTTCTTCTTAAGCCTAATCTATCTATTTCTTGTTCTGCTGGATTTTTGGGCTGTCTTACAGTTATTCCAGTTAGCTGTCTTGATAATGGGCCTGGAACTTTAATGTCTGTAAAAGGCACTCTTACCTCTTCAGGCCTTCCTGGTGCAGCTGCTCTAGTAGGAGATTCTACTTCAGGCATTGTTTCTCTAACTCCAGGAACGCTTGTTTTAAATTGTTCTAAGATGTTTGTAGGTATATCTTCAAATGTTTGAGACTCTGGCAATGTAGTTCTAAAAGTTTGTTGTTGATTCACAAAATCTCCAAACATTCTTGCGGGAGTTAAATATCCACCTAAAACATCTCCAGCAAATTTAGTAATTTGTTTTACAACTTTTTCTTCACTATCAATTCCAGATAAATCATTAATTAAATTGTCAACTAAAGTTAATCCAGCACCAGCTCTAAATTGAGCACCAGACAATCCTTGTATGATGTCTTTAGAATCTGGTGGTATTCTTCCATCTTCAGCTCTAACGATTAAATCAGCTACTAATAAATATGGTGTTAAAGGAAAGTATGGTCTCATGTCTATAGTTGTTCCGTCTGTACCTCTAAATTCATACCATTTTTCGCCACCATAACCACTACGTTTTGCCTCTATCGCCCCTAACAATAAAGAACTTCCAATCATGGCTCTACTAAAAACACCCATGTCTCCAGCCGCAACCTTCGCTCTTTCTTTTGAGCTTAACAAAGATAAAGGCCCTAGAGGACTGTGTTCAAATTGAAATTTCATAGCGTTAGCCATGAATCTTGCGAATGGTATTAAGCCAGTAGTAAGAAATGGTATTGAATTAGAAAGTTCAACAAACTTTTTGCCCAATGCGTTGTCAGGTGTTTTTGCATAAGTAAATTCTAAAGCATCATCTACAGCTTTCTGTATGTCGTCTTTAGTAATACCAGAAATATTATTGGTTTTTACTGCATCATCTAACGATATACCTTTTTGTTTTAATGTTCTTTCTAAAGAGGCTGTAAACATTCCTCGTCTGTAATAGAACTCTTGCATTCTGTTTAATACATTAAGACCATCTACTACTTTTTGCGCCCCTTGAAAAGTTTTACTTTGTGAAGCATCTGCTACTTCTGATGCGTAGTTGTTAAATAATCTATCTTTTTCATTAGCAAAATATTTTGTTGCAAATTCTGTTGCTTCTTTAGCTTTCTTTTTATTGGTGGTTAAATTTAAAAGTAAATCAAAAGTTTGTGTGTGATCTACTGGAGATTCTTCTGCACCAAACAATCTTCTCATTGGGTTAAATGTTGTATTAAGAACATTATCCATTCCTTTCGTAAGAGTATGAACACCAACCCTTCCTACTTGAGCTGTGAAGTTACGCATAGAAGTTGCTATTTGACTGACTAACAAACCACGTCTTATGTTGTCTAATTTATAAGCAGTATCTCCAAATGATCTTATTAGACCTCCAGCCATTCCTTCTGGTGGTGCTGTTCCAGATATTTCTTGACCAATATCTTTCATTGCTCTTTTTGCAACAGACAGTTGTGCCATTCTTCTAGCAGAATCACGAACTCCGAGTCTCCACATTTGAGCAAATTCACTTTCATTAATGTTGTTTCTTTTTAAAACATCAATAAATGTTTGTTTGTTTTTTTCGCTTCTGTTTATTAATTGCAAAGAATCAAAAATTTGATCTGAAATTTTTATATTTGGGTCTCTTGGTATTTGTAATTCGTCTAATATTTCAATACCAACATCTATTCCTTTCTTGCTTATATCTAAATCAAAATCTGTTTGTAAATCTTTTTTTACTCCACCAACCTCTTCCCTAATATCTTTTGCCAAATCTTCATTAAAAGTTTTTAGTTCTGGTTGTATTTCCTTTTTAGCTTGCTCTAAAGTAGTTGTTGTATCAATTATTGAGGGTTCTTCTTTTACTAAAGATTCAGCTTCCATTTTTTGTACTTCTTGTTGCGTTTTTCTAGCTGCTGATCTGCTGCCTATTCCCCCAAGAGTACCACCGATTGTGCCTCCAGCAACCGCACCAATAGCAGCTGCTTTAGCTGTTTGTCCCAAATCAAAACTTTCTTGTTCACCAGCTGTTATTCTGGCAGATTGTCTTAGTGCATTATCGGCAGCTGTATACGCTGATGCTTCTAATGCACCGATTTTTGCACCTTGTTTAACTCCAGCTTTGGTCGCTTCTTTAACCCCTTCTTTTATTGCTAATTTAGTTGCCTGTGCACCAGCTGTTGCTGCTCCAAAAGTTCCTATACCAAGATAAGTTGAGGGGTCTGCTGCAAGACCAAGAATAGCTCTACCAAAACCTTTAAGACTGGTTTCTTTTTGGTCGTACATATCCATTAAATTAACAAATGATTTTTTTTGTTCATCTGTAGCTTTAGTTAATTGAGTGGCTTCAAGACTCATTTTGGGAAGATTGTAATTAAACCAACCCATGTATCTAAGTCCATAGTTTGCGTACTGTGTATCAGAATCTAACTTAGGCGCATCAGCTCCTTCATTTAATTCATATATTCTTTTGGAGGATTCAATCCATTTGGGGTCTGATTTTAAGCTTTCTTCCGTTATAGAAGTATCTGGCTCTGTTTCAACGGTTCTTTCTGAAAATATGTTTAAGGCTTCTTCTTGAGTTGGTTGTCTATTGCTAGTTACTTTTAACGATTCACCTGTTTTTGGGTTTTTTATTTCGTATGTAGGCATAACATTTTAGCCTTCTACTTTTTCAACAATTAAACCAGTATCTCCCACTATTCCAAGTTGTTCCAAGATAGATTGAGCATCATCTCTTTTGATAAAGTTGTCGTATATCAATCTTTCGTATGCGGTTAATTCTTCAATATCTCCTTTGTGAAATTCTAATTGCCTTAAAACATTCAACTCTTCTTGTTTGATTGCCCTACCAGGGTCATCAGACTTAAGACCAGATGTAATTAAACTAGCTCCTTTTACTCCACCAACCGCTTTTGCTACTTCCATTATTCTTGGGTCTATTTCTCCCTCTAAGTTTTTAAGGGCTTTCTCCCAAGCTTCTTCTTGTGCTTTTTCTTTTTTCTTGCTTTCTTGCATTTGTTGAATCTGTATTGTGTTCTCAACAAAGTTTTTATCACCTTTTAAAGCACCGCCTAATGCGTATAACATTAAACCAAGCTGTTGATTTCTTTCAGATTTAGAGGTGACTGTTGGTTGTGGCTGTGGCTGTGGTACTGGTGCTGGCTGTGGTACTGGTGCTGGCTGTGGTACTGGTTGTGGCTGTGGTACTGGTTGTGGTGCAACAGGAAGAGGACTTGTCTGTGTTCCTGTTGATACTGGTTGCCTTGCTTGAACCTTTGGAATACTAAAATTGAAATTTTGACCTTGTAATGGATTTACTGGCTGTGCACGAAATGGAGACAAAAGCCTTTCTTGATCTACTGGCATTCTTCTTCTTGCAGCCCTTTCTTTTCTTTCTTTTATAATTTGTTCCGCAGTTTGATTACCTGAAGAAAGAAGATTCAATAAATTAAGAAGAGCTTGAGGTTTTCTTTTTTCTTTATCAATTACTTGATCTATTAATTTTTGTGTTTCTTCATCAACACCAGGAACAGGAGGTTGATACATAGCACTTGGAGTTCCTCCGAATAGTCTTTGCATATCTAATAAATTTGCCATTTACAAAACTCCGTAATTAACTCTGTAATATCCGTTCTCGTCTTCCATGACCGCTTCAGGCATATACTTCATTACTTCTTGAGCAAGAACACCGATTGTTGGTGTGTCAACTCTTAGCTTTTTAGCAATGTCATTCCATTCCCAAGTATATATTTTGTGACCATCTTTAGACTTGCCAATATATTCTATATTGTCTTTTAATCTTTCATCCGACAAAAAACTAAATGGATTCATTCCGCCCATTAATGCTGCGCCAGCAAGTTGAGCTCCAGATCCTAATATATTTCCAAGACCAACATCTTGTTCTGTTCTTTGACCAGCAGTAGTCGGAGCCATTGCTTGACCCAATAAACCAAGTTGTTGACCACCATAACCCAAGGCTCTTTGGAACTCTTGATATGGAACATCCAATCCTCTTTGTTGTAGGGCTTGTTGTTGTAATCCAACCTGACCAAGTTGACCTAATCTTGCAGCTTGTTCTGACTGTAATCCACCAAGCAATCCAGCTCTTTGTGCTCTTGATCTTAGTTCTAATTCTGGTTGTGCAAATGCTCTAGCTTGTTGTCTTGCGATGTCTGACTCAGCAGCACCTAAAGCCTGACCGTAACCCGCTTGTCTTAAGCCAGCTGCGGTTCTTGCCATTTGTTCTACATAAGGTCTGCTTGCTTCAGCTTCCATAATGGCTGAACGTGATCCACCAAACGCACCCGCACGAATAGCACCTTCTTGTGCTTTACGTTGTGCTATGTCTTGTTGCCTTCTTATATCACCTAATGTGGTATCTATAACTTGTTGTGTGTAAGGTGATTGATATGCACCTATGTCTGTTTGTAATAAAGACGGTACTTGTCCAATCTGAGGTGTTTCAGCACCCGCAAGTCCAGCAATTCCAGCCATAGGGTCATATTCCATACCTGACTCAAATAAACCACGAGTGGCTTGAAACTGTCTTAATTGATCTGGGTTAAAACCAGCCACCCTTGCACCTGTGTAGGGTACAAAAGGTTGATTCATTAATGACGATGCAGCACCAAATAAAGCTCTTTGTTGCTGTTGTTGATACTCTGGTATTGTAGCTTCTGCTGTTGTTGCGCCTTTACTCATAATTCTTTTCTTATCATGTGTTCTTCTTCAAAACCTAAATGCTTTAATTTCTTTGACCATCCTTTTCTTCCACCTCCGTACAACCTTTTACATTCAGCTGCTTTAGCAAAAGCTTCTATAGATGGAAGCATTTCTGTCAATTCATTGTAGTCTCCACCGCAAAAAAGTAAATTTAATACTTTATGGTTTGGAAATATTACAAATTCCGTTACCATTGCAGACTCCTTACCAGCCCATAAATGGAACAATCCATTACTTATTTTATCTTCTACATGGTCTATTGTATAGGAATCTTGGTATTTTAAAGCCTCTTCTATCCAAGGTTTACAACGATCCCACTCCATTTCCCATGTGGGTTTGAAATCAACTACGTTATTAGTCACCTTTTGCATACTCTACAATACTTAATACTAAGTCTATGTTTGCGTGATTAACCTGTCCTTTAACGATCTCTCCTTGTTGCAGAATCAAACCAGAATTAACTACTAATTCTTCTGTGCCATAGGCTGATATGTTGTGATTCTTAAAAAGGAAGAACTCATTAGAACTGGTATCTGTAATGGTTATATCTAAGTTAGTTTGTTGATTACCATGATCGCAAGCGAATATGCCTTGTATTATGGCAAACGTAAAATCATCACCAGTAGGTGCTGTGTATATAGTTTGCTGAGTAGTAGCTGCAAAAGAATATTTTACATTAGTCGCTCTTTCTAAATATTGCCTTTTAGAAGCTAGGTTCATCGTTTGCCTCTGTTCCTGACATCTAACCTAATGTTACCAACTTGGAAGTCTTGTGTTGTGCTTCCTGTAACTGTCATCTGTACCTGTCGTGCTGAGAACCTTGCATCGGTATAACCATCACTATTAAAGGTAAAACTACCAAAGTCTGTTTCGCTGCCTAGCGGAGTAAACTTACCTTTAAAACTAAGGGTTACACCAGGTAAAGTATTTGCTTCTTCATCTGGTAATATTTGATTACATTGAACGTACCTGTCGCCATTGCCAATCTCTATAGGGCCACTCGTTGCAAAAGGTACACTTGTACCTAAGTTTGGAGAGTTGTTTAATAACTGTGATTCGTGTTCGTATATAAACCCACTAGAGTCACCCGCTATAGGGAAATCAAAGACACCTTGGTCAATCCAACAACCACGATCTAATTCACCTATAGACCATGTGTTCTCTCTGTAGTTCCATATAACGTATTTGTTCGGTGTGTATTGTCCTTCACCGCTTGGGAATCCCCACCATATCTCGTTAAAGTTAGAGTTGTGTCCACCCCAACTAGCAGCTCTACCTTGTTGGTTTAGATTGTCATACACATAGTCGTGTACTTCACATGGTATTTCTCTAACTTGTCCATCGTAAACAAAGAATGAGTTCTCACCCATCCATGCCATAAATGATCCTGTAGATACAATAACTCTTCTGCCTACTGCTTTACAGTTAGAACCCGCATCAGCTATACCATAGATAAAAGGGTTTCCTGTGTAATACATGCGAGCGATTCCTGTATCACTAAATATAATGACATCTGCACCAAACTTAACTGCGTATAGTGCTCTACCACCTGTAGGGATTTGTAGATCACCCGCTGAGTTAGTAGCTTTAGATGTCCAGTTGTTTCTGTCTTCTCTATCAGACCAAGCAATCTTTCTAGGATCACTTGCAGAACCAATAGCCACTAAATGTCTTTCGTTGGTTACGATGATAGCTTGGTTGCCTACAGGTGCATTGGTAACAACTGTAGCTATCGTATCAGCTGTACCGCCAGAGTTAGGTCGCCACTTGTATATCTTGCCATCACCTGAAAAAGAAAAGACTAAATCTTCACCCCAATTATCAAAAGCGAAATGACCTGTATCTAAAGGTAAGCCTGATTGACTTCTAGCATCACCATAGTCTTCTTGACCGTATTGATAAGCACCATAACCCAAAGGATCATTACTGGCATCGTTTACGAAACCAGATGGTGTGATGTCTGTCCAGGTATTGTCGTAGAGTACATAGACTTTTTGTCTTGTACCTACAGCCAGTATAGGCTTACCTGTGTTATCGGAATGTGCATACATTCCAATAGGTTCGCCTGTAAGAGCTGTTGTTTTTAATTTGTTCCAACCACCTATAGGTTTTAGGTAGCCATTTTCAAAGCGTACTAAATTCCCGTTTACCCAACGGCCTTTGTTTCCGTAATCAGTCCCGTTCTTGACGATTCCAGCTGGGGGAGTAATAGGAAGTAATGCCATTCACTTATGATCCTATAGTCTTGGTAACGCTTGTTGGTGTTATCTTTTCTGCTATTTGAGCATCTAAGCTTGATTTCATTTCAGTAACAGTATCAGCAGTCAACGCAGCCTCTACCCAATCTTGTACTTTAGCGGCATCAAGACTTGCAAAGGCTGTGAAGCTAGAGATACTATCAGTATCTAGTCCTTGGCTTCCATAGACTGTAGCAGTCCAGTTGTTACCATCCGCATCGTTATTAGCATCATCTGTTGCTGTTAGTCTCCAATGTACGTTATAAACTACATCACTATTGCTGTCTTTTGTTGGGTAAGTGTCAACTGTACTTACATCCCATGCATATGAAATTGCCATTTTTTATTCTCCTTTTAAGGTTTGTATTTCAGTTTTTAACTGTTCTATTTGTTCTTGTTGTTCTTTCATACCTGCAATCAAGTTGGTTACGAGTTTGCTATAATCCATTTGATAATATTCATCTTCGTTTTGACTGACTGCATTTGGAACTATTTTTTCTACCTCTTGAGCTATTAAGCCTTCATCAGCTTGTCCATTTGATTTCCAATTGTAAGCTACAGGATTTAGAGCGTTGATTACTTCAAGACCTCTTGCCGAGCCTGTAACGTCTTTGAGTCTAGAATCTGATGAAACATTATAAAGAACTTGCGAAACTCCATTCTGAGCTATGTTTCCTATTATTCCTAGATTATATCTAAATACAGCAAAACTTCTTCCAGAAGCAGCTCCATTTGGGTGTGCTAAAGCAATAAAACCGCCTGATGTACTTGGGTCAATCGCAACTCCAGACGCAGAAGCTCCAGTTGCACTCGTAGTACCCACCAACAAGTTTCCAGAAGAATCAATACGCATTCTTTCTGTTAGTGCACCTGTCGTTCTAGTTGCAAATCTTAAATGTCCTGCAAACGAACCATCAGTAGTATTATCTTTGATACCATGTATTTGTGCCCATGTAGTAATATTACTGCTAGAGTTATATTTTCCACCAAAACCAAGAATTCCACCAAGAGTAGATGTGTTATATGCCCTAGAGTCAGCTATAAAAAGTTGGTCATTACTATCATCTATTTCTACATGTAGTGTGGTTAAAGGATTCGTTGTTTTTATGCCTACATCTCCAGAGGAATCAATACGCATTCTTTCACCGCTATTAGTTTCAAAAGCCATGCCAGAATCTTGTCTTACTATTGCATTTCCACCATTTAAATTAAAACCATTACCATTAGAGCTATTTACTTTTATTTCACCTGCTACTTCTAGTTTTACGTTAGGAGTCATTCCTATGCCTACGTTTCCAGAGGAATCAATACGCATTCTTTCCGCAGCACCAGTATAAAACTGTAAATCATTAGAATCTTCAGCTAAAAAAGGCGAAAAGCCACTAGATGCCAGTAAATAAAATCTACCACCATTAGCAACTTGCACATGTCCAGAGGAATCTATACGCATTCTTTCTACAGAAGAATCACTAATCTTTAATCTTCCATCTGAATCATCCCTATCAAACTTCCAATAACTAGAGGTACTATTAGAAATAGCAAACGTACCCGTAACATCAAGGGTTGTTTGTGGGTCAGTAGTTCCTATGCCTACGTTTCCAGAACTATTCATTACGAATCTTTGTGAACCACTTGCCGTACCCATAGATAGTTCGTCTAAGTTATGGTCGTAACTTAGATTCCCACGATTTCTAGCTGAACCAGAAGTGCCATCAGCAAAGTATATGTTTTGTTTAGTTGAACTAGATGTAGCCGCTAAAGTCATACCATCTTCATCACCGCACCCTAGTACTAATTTAGTAGCTAAATAACTAGAAGGACTCGAAGTTCCTATGCCTACTTTTCCAGAAGCATCGATACGCATAGCTTCTGAACCAGCAGTACTGAAACCTATCGTATTAGTTGTTGGTCTAAAGAGACCAGTATCAGCATCATTTCCAGGCTGTATAGAAGGTTGAGCAGCAGAACCATCTCCTGTAGCCCTTAAAACAGATGAAAAGTGAATACTACCACCAACATCTAAAGTAGTAGCTGGTGAAGTTTCATTTATACCAACTCTGTCATTTGTAGAATCTGTAACAATAACATCAGTATCTATTACTAAGTCTGTTGCAGTTATAGTGCCTGTAGTTGTTAAGCCTGTCAGCGTACCAACACTTGTAATATTTGGTTGAGCTGCTGTAGCAAGTGTTCCTGTAATAGATGTGCTGGCTGTTAGCGTTGTAAACGATCCAGCAGCAGCAGTAGTGCCACCAATAACAGAACTGTCAATAACAGCTCCATCTAAGTTGATTGCTACAGATGTACCAGTACCGCTAAATATTGCGTCAACCGCATCTAGGTCGGCATTTATTTTAGTTCCCCAAGTATCTGTCGATGCTCCGACTTCTGGTTTAGTTAAGTTTAAATTAGTAGTAAATGTATCTGCCATAATTCTTTTCCTTTAAGCTGCTTCGTCTTTGCTTAATTTAGTCCAAGTTGTAGAAGGATTAGATTGGTTAGTCCATTCTGTCGTAACCGTCTGATCTGTCCAAGTATCAGCCTGAACTGTTTGCTCAGACCATTTTAGCCCACCAATAGCAGAAAAACTACTGCTTTGTGCTATGGTAGAAGAACCTATAAATATTTGTCCTCCAACCGCAGTAAATCCTGATACTCCAGCACTTGTAGCACTAGCAGCTACCGTAAATCTGCCTGTAGCTGTCATGTTGGAAATAGCTGGGCCTAACACCACACCACGATCTATTTGGTGTCCTGTGGCTGTCATGCTAGAGCTTGCCGATATTGTGGAAGCTCCTAAATCTATTTGTATACCAACAGCAGTCATGCTACTGGTAGCAGCAATCGTAGCTACACCATCAAGTATGAGTGAGCTATCTGCGGTAAGTCCTGAAGTTGCAGCGATTGTAGATGCGCCTGTAATGACGAATCTACCTGTTGCGGTAAATCCTGAAGTTTGTGCTGAAGTGGCAGCACCCGTAATAACAAAACGACCTACAGCTGTTGCTGAAGACGTTTGTGCTATTGTGGCTGTGCCAAAGTGATAAACGGGAGTACCGTAATCAGCCTTCCCGTATATGCCATATCCGTAGCCTACTGAGGCCATGGTCTTATGCTAACGTAATATCTAAATCGCCAGCGTCAAATCTGAATACATCTCCAGAAGATACAGTCTTAGAAGCAGTCAAGTTTGCGTATGCAAGTAAGTTACCGCTTGTAAGAGCATCCATAATACCAACTGCAACTACAGTTCCATAGTTAGCTGTAGCTGTAGGGTATTCAACAGCAGCAGCGTTTGTTGCTGTTGTTGGATCAGTACCAGATACGTTAAAAGTAGAGGTTTGTCTTGCGTATGCACCACCACTTACTTCAGTACCACCACCAGTATCGGTAGGTGCTACTGTATATAAAGCAACATAATGTGTTCCTGGTGCTGTGTAAGAATTGCCACCAAATACGTGTTCTAATACTTTGTCTTCTAAATAATCACTAAATCCAGCCATAATAACTCCTAATTATTATTCCAATAATAAATGTTTTTCCTAGCTTTGCCATAAGTTCTTCTTCTCTGTAACAGAGAACCTTTACCAAACTCAGCTCTTTCTTGTTCAAGTCGCATTTCTTCTAATGCTTTTTCAAACTGAGCAGTAAACAATGGCACTCGCTCATCTTCCATTAAAAAGATTGATGCGTGTTTTAAAGCTCCATATAAATAAACGTCTGGGTGTCCTGTAGACACAAAGTTCGTTGTATTAGAATCGCTAAGTGCATCAATCGATCCATAGTATGTTAATTGTAATGTATAACTAGTGTCTGGTGTAGGGGCAAGTTCAATAGAATCATCAACCAAAGCAAAATAGATTGGTTCTCCCGCTACGTTATTATTTGATTGTCTGTAAATGTCTAGTGACTCAATAGATTGTTGAAATAAAGGTCTAAAGTTATTAGATGTTATTTCTACGTTTATAGCTTCCATCCAGTCAGATGGTACAGATAAATATTGTGAGTCAGCAGTAGCAGTTGCTCTCTTAATCATATCTTTAGTTCGTAACCTACGGTTAAGTTCGCCTTCTGTGTTATCAATAAACATATCTATATCAGATGTTAAGTCTGATCTATTTAGATAACTTGCTATATTTGTTTTTAATTCAGCATACGTCATACCTTACCGCCCCATGTTCTAAATAATTTGTTGTCTGGATTGTTAAGCCATTGTTTCCATTTCTTGTTATCTTGTGCCCAACCTTCTCGTAAAGCCTTTTGATATATTACCATAGGCACTTCTGCGACATGACGAAAATCTTTACCTGGTTTATGTTCTGCTAATGTTTTGCAATGCTGTATTACAGGTGCAACATTTTGTTGGGTATGATAAACAACCTTATCATCTTCGGTTGCAAATTCGTGTGAGTAGTTAATCTTACTGTCAATTAAAGTTCTTTTAGCCATAACTATTAAATTTTAACACTATTCATAAAAAAAAGGGGCTAAAACCAAAGTTCTAGCCCCTTTCATTTAAGCTCTTAAGATACGCTTAAGTCTGCAACTACACCATGAGCAGCTTCGTTGCTCACTTCTAGTCCATACTCAACTACGATCATCTTAGTTTCAGCATCACCTATTGTTGCTATGTCGATAGTATCGAAGCTTCTTAGGTAAGAAACTTTAGCAAATTCAGGATCAACTAATAGAAGTGATCTTTCTCTTGATCTGTTTGATGGAACTATTTTTAGTTCACCAAAGTCAGACGAATAGATAGATACTGAAGCTTCTACAGTATTAGCATCAACCATTTGTCTAGCTTGCGATCTTCCTGTGAAACCAGAAATTACTTGCTTGTTGTGAGGGCCACAAATAGCAAGATTTGGCTCTGCACCACTAGCAAACATTAACTCAAGAACGTCTTTCAGAAGTGTTTCTGTAAGTGCTCTTTGAGTACCGTCTGTTGGAGCAGCTCCGCCACCTGTAGACGCACCATTAGTTCCTCTTGAATCATTAGTTGTGATCCAAGACTCGAAACCACCAGTTTGTCTTCCAGTAGTAGCATTACCAGTTGTTTTAGCACCTTTTTGACATAGAGCTTCTTCCATATCTCTTTTTAGTGCTTTAGCCATGATAGCTAGTTGGTGTGCCATTTCTGATCTCTTACCAGCTGCATCTGAAGCATCTTGCGATCCTGTTACAGTTGCATCTCTGTATGAGATTTGACATACATTACTAACTCTTGCAGTAGCGGTAGAGGCAGCTCTTGAAAGTTCAAAACCTTCAAGTTGACCAGTTCCACTAGGAGTTGGTAATGATTCAGTTTGCCAATCAAAAACTACGTTTTTTACGTTTCTTGTTCCGATTGAGGACATAAACGGAGTTTGCATTGGAGAGATGTTGTAAATGATATTACTTAAATCTTCTCTATCAGCGGTGGCCGTATATGTGTCAAAAGCATTAGTTACTTTAGCCATAATATATTCCTTTAAATTACTTTAATATTTGTTCAAAAACTTTAGCAGCATCTTGGACTTTGCCAGATTTTGCTAAAACCTGTTTTGCTTTTTTCACAGGGGCTACTGATTTTGGTCGGTTCGTTGTACCAGGTCTTGCAACACGAGCTTTCGCTTTCTGCGTTGGTTTCTTCCTTACAGCCTCAACAGTTTTACTGTTAAGCCATGCATTTCTTAAACCAAGTAATGCTCGGTAGTCGTATACAGAATCCATCTCTTGAGGTGAATACCCCAAGACGTTAATGCCATATTCACGAATCGCTAGCTTTTCCTGTTGCGCTGTCTCAGGATTTTGCCATTCTGGTACGATTTCCAAAAGTCTTTGCTGTCCTTCTTGCACTATTTGTGCATATTGCTGTTGCTGTTGAGTAAACGCTTCTTGTTGAAGCCTTTGCTGTTCAGCTTGAGCAGCAGCCAGTTTATCTTTTCTATCATCCCAGATTTGCTTTTCACGAACATAACCTACGGGATCATCTTCATACAACTGTGTCCAATCTGGCTCGTTTGCCAATTCGCCCGATATTTGGGCTTCCATCTTCGGTAACAGCTGTGCATAAATAGCATCTCTTTCCGCTAACTCCCTCTGCTGTTGCTCAATAGTTTTTCTTTGTTGAGACAGCTCTTGAGTTTTGCGTGTGTAATCTTGCTGACGTGAATATCCGTTTTGGAGTTCCTCAAGCGTGACCTCTACTTCTTGTCCATCAACTCGGATGGTATATAAAGCGGGTTGCTCTTGTTCTTCTTCAACCTCTAATTGTTCTTCGTCATCAATTTCGTCATCGTATTCAAAGTCCTCTTCTTCTTCAGCTTCTTCTAATTCAAGTTCAGCTGCTTCAGGAAGTTCTTCTTCCTCAATGACATCTACTTCTGTTTGTTCTGTCTCTACAACTTTTTCCTCTTCAGGAGTTAAGAAACTTTCAAAAGCGAAAGTAGTGTTCTCTAAGTCTGTTTGTAGGGCAGTCGGTTTTCCGTTGTTGCTCATGTATAAATACTCCTTATATGTATTTATAAGTATTTTATATGAATTTTTGGGAAAAAGGAAAGTCTTAACCGATGTTACGAACTTTATTTATATTAGCTTTAGTAAGTTTACCTTTTTCTGCAATGATACGCAGATGCTTTTCTACTTCTGGTATTAACAATATAGACTTATGTAAACCTTCTCTAGCATGAATATCTTCAGGTCTTTTGGAATTAATCCATGCTTGCATGTATTCGCTTTTAAGGTTTTGTAGTGCTTCTTGAAAAACGTCTGATTCAAGTATTCTTTCAGCTTCAGCTGCTTTAACAACTTCTTCGTGTGTAGGCATTTATCTCTCCCTTGTCATACCAACTTTATTAGTAGCAAGAGGAGCAACAATGCTTTCAACATTTGCTACTGGATTCATAAGTCCAAATGAACCAAGTCCTAAATTAGCAGCGGTTGGTAATTCTACAAACCTACTAGCCAATGTTTCGTCTGGATTAAGAGATGGTAATTGTATCGTTTGTGCGATTGGTGAAACCAATGGAGTTGAAACTTGCGGTATGTTTATGCCCATTGCATCCATCATGTTCTTGCTTAAACGATCTATTTTTTCTTGTAATTGTGCCGAAACTACAGGAGTTGTAACTTCTGGTATTGCCAAAGGTGTAACTGTTGGTGTCGCTAAAGGTGTTGCCATTGGTGTCGCTATAGATGTAAGGTCTGGTATGTTAATTTGTGGTAATCCTAAATTTTCTGTAGCAACGGGTTCTAAAAGTTGAGGTATATCAAGTATTTTTTGAGGAATAGCTTGAGGTATTTGTTCAATCATTGGTAAACCTAAATTTAAAGGCAAGTCTTCAAAAGTTTGCATAGGTATATCTAGCATTTCTGGAATTCCCACTCCAATAGGTTCTTGTATTTGTAAAGGTGTAACTGTTGGGAGTGTTGGAAGTGTTGGAAGTGTTGCAGTAAGAGGTTCTTTAAATACAGGCTCTTCAACAGCACTTAGTAAAGACTCAACAGGAAGTTTTTCTTGTGGCTCTGGTATTGTTTGTAAACCTATGTTTTTTAATAATTTATCTACATCAACATTTGCTAATAATCCTTCAATATCTAAAGGTTCTAATGAAACAGGACGATTAGCTATTGCACTAGCAGATACTCCCGCTGGTGCTACTGGAGCTATTTGTCTAACAGAATCAGGATCAAATGTAGTTCCAGCTGGCATAGGTGTTCCCGTTCCCATTGGTAAACCTAAGTCTGCTCCTGTCATTCCAACAGAAGGGTCTTGTACGCTTGGAAAGAAAGCTGGTCTTGGTTGAAAAGGTGTAGCTCCTTGTGCAGTATATCCCATAGGTTGATCTGGAGAGAAACTCATACCAGGTGCTACCACTTGTTCAAAAGGCATACCGCCCGCTATTTGTTGTGCATAGGCTTGACCACTTAGTAAACCACCGCCACCCACTCCGCCTACTCCACCTAATCCGCCTAATCCTCCAACACCACCAAAAGCAGCACCACTTTCATAGAAAGTATTTTTAGCTTGATTTCTTGAAGTTGGTTCTAAATAAGTATATGGCTTTGCAGAATCAGGAACACGACTCCATCCTTCTGTAGTTTGTCCTTCTTCTCCAGTTACAGGATCAAACCAAAAGAAATTCATAGAATCGATATATTCTCCGCCTAATGCTCTTTTGCCTATGTCGCTGTATGCGTATGGATCGTATGTTGGTTCTGCCATATTAATTCGTTATTAGTTTATCTATTTTAGCATCAAGTTTATCTATTTTATCTATTAATCGTTGAAACTCAATGGTGTGTTCATTTCTGGTTAGGTAATCTCTAGCTAATTCTTCTCGTGTTCTGTTTATTAAAATGTTCTGTCTTTGCAATTCTTGAGCATGAGTTTTAAGCGTATAAAAGATTGGTGCAAATACCAAACTAATTATTATGTTCCAAAATAACATACCATCCATGATTAGCTCAGTTTATCCCATTCTTTCCCTTCAAATAAATTAGCTTCTGCTTCTCTGCGTTTAACCAATCCACCCAAGATAACACCACCAGCTTTGTTCCATCTTTTTATCTGTTCTGGAACACCGTCATAGTCTTCTTCATTTAGAACTTTAAGTAACGTAGATTTCTTAAGGTTTGTAGGGCCTAAGTTATATACCCAACACACCAAAGCATCAAACTGACATTGTTCTAGCGGTACTTCTACAAGATCATTGATATAGCCTTCGTACTCAATCATTTCTTCTTGTAGCATATACTCAGCTTCTTCTTGATTAATCTTATCGCCTTCTTTTACATCTTTAGTATGACCATAACCTATAGTCCAAACGTCTACAGAATCTTGATAGGCCTCTAAACGACAGCCTTCGTAAGACTTAATTAAAGATATGCCTTCTTCAGATATTTGCATTTTTACTTGTCATCACCAGAGTGTGACGCTCCAAAGTAAAAACTAATAATGGCTGATGCTAGACCACCTAAGTAGCCGAGTAC